AACTGTGCGACGCTTCTTCTTATCTTTATACTCTCTCATTAATCTAGATTTCTCCATATCAGAATCAAATCCAAAACGACTTTGTAATAGTTCATCACTAATTAAATTACGATCAGCTAATTGAATTAATAGAGCCTTTTCTGCATCTTCATTACTAAGATCCATCTTATCAAATTCTACTTTTGCAGGATATCTAAAACCCATAGCTTTTTGTACTATAGCAATTTCTTCTTCCCAAAAGTCTGTTAATATATCTCTACCATATTGTAATCTTTGAGTAAGTGTTTTTAAGCTAATAAAATTATTAGTTGTTCCCGCAGCGCCGTAAGTTCCGGTAAGTGTTGGAGGAATACCCAATCCTGCATAAACACTATTAAGATGCGGAATATATTTAGCTTCACCTAAAAATTGATGAACACTAGTTTTACTTTCTACTAATTCTATATCTGGCCCCCAAACAAGATCCATTGTGCCACCGCCAACATTATTACCAAGAATTTGAGCTAATTTACCAGTAGCAGCTTTGGTTGGGGCTATTTTATGTTCTAAACTTCCTAACTTAAAAATACGAATATTACTAATAGCGCCGTCAAGAGCTGACATATCAGCTAATTTTAATTTCTCTAATATTGTAATATCATCCATAATAGCATATATCATGGGATATGCCCAACTTTGCCAATCGTCTTTTTTGTAATGAAATACTAATGTTTTACTAGGATCTAGAGCATATCCCTTTTTTTGTTTTGCGGCCTCAATAATAGTTAATGGTAATGAGGCAACAATTTGTCTTTCAATATCTGTTTTTGGTGCAAGAATAGCTTTTCGGATAGGAGATGGTAATGATATTTCAAATAATTTTTGCTGTACAAAAGATGATATGGGTCCTGCTACAACATCTACAACAACAGGATCTATAAAAGTATATCTCCATGGAATTTCTCTTTTTTCAACTATAGGTTCTAAACTATTTATGGTAAGATCAGGAGCTGCTATACTCTTATATAGTTCATTAGTAACTTTTAAATTAAGTTTACCTGTTTGTCTATTAATAACAACGTTACCTGTTTTGTATAGATTATTTAAAAATCTTTCGCTACGATCTTTGCCTCGTACTTTTTTAAACCATTTCCTATAGAATCTTTCTATTCTTTTATTCTTATGAACTAATCTTACTCCTTGAGAAGCAAAGTCTCCCATAAGATCAATAACATTTTTTACCAAACCTACTCTTTGATAAATATCTTCGGCTCTTTGTATTATTTGTTTTACTCTAACTGGGGTAGCTTCACCCGGTCTGAAGTAATAGTAGTCGGATTTGGTTAATCCTGGACGACCAGAAGTATTATTATCTAGATTAGAATAATCTAGTGTATAGCGTCGAGTAGCATCTGCTCTTTCTACTACAGTATATTCTGATAAACATCCTGCTGATTCTTTCATTGCTTCTGCTCTAGAAGCATCATCATTACCCCAAGCTATAAAAGCTGGTTCATTAGAAGTTTCGGCCGAATTAATAGCTTCGCTTTTTGGATATTTTTTAGCCATAAATACCTAGTTAGATTGTGGTGCAAATGTGGTTGGATTATTTATTTTATACACTCAATTATTATAAATTCCTAAATATATATCGTTATCATTAGCATTAGCCGTAAACCATTCTGGTCCTTTGTACATTTGACCATTTTGTTGAACAGCATTTTTTGCATTTTCTCCAATAACATCATACTCAATAGTTTTATATGATCGTGTCATTTGTCTTGCTAGCATATTTGCTATTAGTAATGCACTATAGCGGTCTTTGCGTAATCTGCCTTTTTTACCACTAGACAATTTGACTTCGGGCGTATCCCATCTGTCGCGAGCATTTGGTCCTTGACTAGTTTGTGTCATTACTATAGTTGTTAATTCGTTTTTGAGTTCTTCTATCTCTACAACACACTCACTTAAACTATCATATATAGGATTAAGGTCTGCTTCAAGAATATCTTTGTTCTCAGCCGCTAGTGTTAATCCTATTGTTAAATTATCAAATCTAGGAAATAATGTTAATTTATCTTCCATATCTTTACGCAAACCATGATTAGCTTGACTCGTCCAGTCGGCTCTTGCAAACTGCACCAATTCTAGAATATGTAATCCTTGTTGATTATCAGTATCTTTAGATTTGTTATAGTCTATTGTTGGCCAAATTAAAGTTTCTCCTGGCTCTAGTTTATCCGGATCATGTAATGCTTCTTCGATAGCTATTCCTCCTCCTTGAGCATCTAATCCTATTCTAGCACAAGGAAATGTTTTCATTAGATTACGTACCTTTCTTGCACAAAATCCATAAAAATCATAGTCATTTATTAATCCAGTTTTTTGACGATCTTTAAAATTATTTCTATTAGTAGTCCAACAATATACTATTCTATTGTGATCTCCATTAAGTTCTAAAATCACTATGCTAAAATTATCATTTTCTGATGCAGGATCAATTCCATAGATATACTGCTTATGGCTCGACCCTTTGACTGTGGCATCAAATAGTATAATTTTCCCGTGGGAATCTGTTATATTTTTATCCTCGGAAACTACACAGCTTTCAACCAAACTGCGTCTAAAGAATCCTTCGCTATCCTCAACAAAGCAAGCGGCATATTCCATATTGTATATACCAGTATGTATTGTGGCTTTTGCTCGTGCTACTTGTTTATCGTCCATGAATCCTTTGGGAATAAGCTCATAAGGAATACGAATAATACTATAATCTTTCCAATTAAAATTATCTGGAATTTCTTCTGTAAATACCTCTTTTAATTTTTGAGGATCTCCCTTGCTATTAATGATAGCTTTATATCTTTTCCAGTATTTTGCAAAGTGCTTAAACGCATAGTCTGCTGTTCCAGCGATTATTGCTTGATTGCTCATCTTATAATCTAGAGCTTCTAATTCATCATTCCATAATCCTTGCTTTTGCATTTCTGCTTTTTTAGCTTGTTCTTTAACATTTTGAATAGGACTAGCGCTTACTGCTGCGAAGCCAGAAACAACTGTTTCATAAATATCCGGGCTTATGGATGCGAATTCGTCCGCAATAATAATATGGGCGCGTAAACCTCTAATTTTACTACCATCACCCATAGGAATAGCAATAGCCCAGCTATCGCCATATCTCATAGTACATCTATCAACATCACGCCGTGGGCCATCATCATTACCTCCGAATATACTTCTTAGTATTGGGCTATTTCTCCAAATAGTTTCCATATATTCAAATATTACTTTGCTTTGACGAAATGCTGAACCAACTATAACTATTTTGGTTCCAGGAATAAAGATACATTTTAAGGTAGCATAAAGAGCTAAAATAAAGCTTTTGCCAAAACCACGACTAGCCACGAACATTGGAAATGGACGAGACCAAAATTCTTGTAATATGGCTATTTGAATAGGATGTAACTCTATATTCATTAATAGTTTACAAGTAGATCCCAAATATAATGGATTTCTCATAATCTTAAGCAAATGTCTGTCGGGATTTTCTATATCTTCTCTGGACCTATTAATCATTAAATTTTGACTAATAGATAGCTTAGATAAATCGCCAAGACCTAACCATGCATCTTCAAAATTATACGACATGTTTTTTGCTTTTATTAATAGCTTGTGTTACTGCCATACGAACTAAGGAACTAACAAAAGGAATTTTACGATTATTAGCTTCTTCTTTTATCCATTCTAATATTGTTTCTATGTTTTGTTCGCACCATTCTGGACCATTCTTATTCATTTCCATAGCGTGTTTCATGCATTTACAATTTGGTGTTATAGAAATACCAAAATTTTTAATAATACCAGATAGTATAGTACCCGGACCATTAGGAAACTCTTCTAGCGTTGGAGGAAACAAAGATCTTATTTTCGCTGCCGGATCAGATCCTAGTTTCGTCTTCACTAAATTTTCTCTAATGGAACTAGAATAATCGCCCAAGCTATCATATTCTTGATCAGATTCGGTTAGTGGTAGCACATAGGGTAATGAGTCTATTCTTGCTACTAGCTTTTTTTGATCCGGACTATCAATATATACTATTTTTAATTCCTCTAGCATTATAGGATCAGGATTAACAACTTTACCAGTTTGCTGATTAGTATACGGAGGAGGTTGAATAACTATGGGTTTATCAAGTTTCATGATTAAGATTTCCTTTTTCTTTGTTGTATATTTTACGTAACAAATATCCTGCTAAATTTTCCGCATTAGATGCTGATCCACAAAAAAATACTTTGATATTATTTTCCATTTGCCAATCTGTAATATTTTTAAGAATAAAGTTAGATGTTATTTTAATATAAGGCCACTTGTGTTTGGGAATATTAGAACCTATGGGATATATTAATACATCTTTAAGAGAAAATTCTAGTAGTATAAAAGAATACTTAATAGTACTAAGACGACTTATAACATCTTTAAAACGCGGCTCTGTTATATTAGTAGCTAATTCGCTAACGTTTTTCTTTCTTTCTATAGCAACTAAATTTTCAAATCCTGCTATACTATAATCTCCGGTATCTAGTTTGCTAACTGCTGTGGTTCTATTTTTAAAAGTCCACGGTTGTTGTTCTCTAGTATCAATAATTATGGTATATTCAGGATCATTCATTTTTTTTATCCGCTACTATTTTAAGAAAAACGGCCTCGTAATATGATTCATTTCCTCGTATCATTTTGTGATGTTCATAACATAGTGTTATTCCGTTGTTAGTATCAAATCGTAATCCTGGAAAGTTTGCCCAAGTTTTTATATGATGAGCATTAAGTCTTTTTTTGCTATTACAATTAGGCCACTGACATTTGTGACTATCTCTAGTATAAACTTTTTTTCTCCATAACTTATATTCTGGCGAATCAAAATTTCTCATTTACTTGTTTTTTTAAATTTACTGTTGCTATAATATTTAATATCATAGTTAACCATATCTTCTACTAATGAATCAAAAGATATTTGAGGAGTCCACCCTAGTAAATGGTATGCTTTGGTTGATCGACCGCGCAAATAATCAACTTCTGCCGGACGAATAAAAGAACTATCTACTACAACATAATCTTCGTAATTTTTATTTACCATATTAAAAGCTGCTAGCAAAAATTCTTTAATAGAGTGAGTAATGCCAGTTGCTATAACAAAATCATCAGCACTTTGTTGCTGTAACATTATGTGCATAGCTCTTACATAATCTTTAGCATGGCCCCAGTCTCGACAACTATTAAGATTTCCCAAATGTAGCTTATCATTAGTTAAACCATTTTCTAGTTGGCCAATATAATCAGTAATTTTTTTAGTTACAAAATTAACGCCGCGTCGTGGACTTTCATGATTAAATAGTATGCCGCAACAACCATAAAAATTGTATCCTTCACGATATATGCGCACCAAGTTATGAGATGCTAGTTTGCTGGCCCCATAAGGACTTTGAGGTTTAAAAGGAGTATTTTCGTCCTGAAATTTTTCAATAATATTTAATGAAGCATTTTCAATTGCGGTAAATTCTTGACCAAACATTTCGCTGGTGCTCGCTTGGTAAAAACGAGTATGAGGAGAATATTGAAGAATACTTTCTATAATATTAATTACTCCTAGAGTATTAACATCAAAAGTTAAATTGGGTTGTTTAAAGCTGGTTCCAACATGACTCTGAGCTGCTAGATTATAAAACTCATGAGGAGCATACTTTTTAATAATGTGTGTTATGCTATGAGGATCTGTTAGATCACATTCTTCTGTTATGAATTTGGGGTGATGCAGAAGATGGTTTATTCGGGCTAGTGATGAGATGTTAGATGAGCGGCGATATAGGCCAATCACACTAGAATAGTCTGGAGAATCTAATAGGTATTCTGATAAGTAACTACCATCTTGTCCTGAGACTCCTGTTATTACGGCAATTTTAGTCATTGTTTTTCTCCACGCTATCTGGTGTTAAAAATGGTTTATCCACTATATTATTAGAGAATTGGTGATATTCTTCAAGTTTATTTTTTTGATTAACTGTGGCTAAACGTAATATTTCCATTTCTCTTCCTTGTTTTTCTCTTATCTCTTCATCTTCAAGCATTCGTATTAATCCTGTCCAAGAGCTTTTGCCATCTTCTATTCGTTTGATTCTTTGTTCGCGAGTAGCTTTAAGATCTTTACTAATTTTTTGTTGTTCGTTAAGCAGCTTGGTATATTCATTAGTGTAATTAGCGATGCTGTTACGGGCGAATGATAGTTGCGTTTCCAGGTTGGCCAGTTTCGGAATATCTCGTACATCTTCGCTTTTAGCATACTCTTTATCTACCTCATGTTGTAGTTTTTCAGTATCAGCTATATGACGCTTTCTTTCTTTCATGCTTCTATTAATAAGAATATCAATAGTTATAAATTGTTTAATTTGTAATTCTTCAGCAGGAAGAACGTCTTCTCTAAATTGTTTAATAAGGCTAACCCATGTATTTTCAAAGTATTCTAATTCTCCTGATGAATTATCAAATTGTTTGGTAATTTCGGACCAAAATGGTTTGCTATGCAACTTGAGTTTTAAATAGTTAGTATCAGCTTGATCGCTAAATAAATAATTTTGTTCAGCGTATTTTTGTATTGGGGCGGGACTACGATTTAAATGATTAGCAATATCTTCTATGGATAATGTTTCAATATTATCTCGAATATATTTTTCTTCATCTAAACTTAGTTGTCCGCGTTTTTTACGAATGGTCATGGTGGTCTTTAATAATATTTAATATTGTTTCTTTTAATTTGTTTAGTTCTATACTAGATATTTTTTGTCCGTGTTTAAATTTGATGTATAATGATCTGTCCGCTGGAGAAATATATTTATCTATTAGATCTAGTATCTCTTTATTCTCTATATCAGTACATATGCTGGATGTTTTTGAAAATAAACTCATATCATCAATATTTTGGGGGCTCATTAAGTTTTTCTTATTATTATTTCTTTTTTCCCATAGTTTGTATAGTTCACAGTCCGATTTGTTAGAAAAAGCTTTGCAGCCATTATTTGAGCAGGAAAAAGATGGGTCATTCTCGGGGCATTTTAAGCATGGTTTATCGGGCCTTTGATAGTTGTCTCTTTTATAGTTGAAAAGTCTATTACGAACGTGGGTCCATAAAAAGTTTTCTAGGGGACGATTACTATCATATTTTTCTAAACATTCTAATCCAAAAATAATAGCTTGTTGTTTCATATCCTCAAAACTATGATAGCCAAACTTAAACTTATGGGCTAGTTTTTTAGCCACATTATCAATAGCTATTAAAAAATCACTTTCTGAAACATTGTTTGGTAAAGATGATTTGTTACTATTCTTTTTCTTCTTTATTATCGGCTTCTTTGTTTTTTTCTTCATCCAGTAATTCTGCTATGGTTTTGTCGGATTGTAGTGTAAGATCGTGGGAAACATCAACTTCTTTAGCTATTGTATGTAATACAGAAGGGGTAAGTTGGTATTTTTTAGTCATAATTCGGCCCTTGCTATAAATGATCAACGATATATAATAATAACGTTAGTACACCTTTAGTCTAGTTTCAAGGAGACACACATTTATGAGATCATCTTATCACAAGTGGACACCATCAGAATTGCAATATATTAAAGATAACCATGTTTTGTTAAGCGATGATGAATTAGCAACAGATTTAGCTAGAATTTCGGGATCAACAGGAATTACTGCTCCAATGATTAGGCGTCAACGACGCAAGTTGGATCTGAAGAAAAATCGTGGACGCAAGCCAAAGAATCGAAACATGGTTGAACAAAACAGAATCAATTTGGATTTACGAACCCAAGTATCTAGTTGATATTCTCAATGTGATTCTGGAAAAGGGGGAAGCAATACGCTTCCCTTTTTTCTTTTACTTATTACTTGGGGAAATACGGCCAATTATATTATGAGTGACGGATTGTGTTTGCACCACCCCCGGCCGAGACTCCCCAAATTATCTATCCTGCCCAAAATGAAAAAACCCCCCTATAGGTGGGAGACGGCCTCTGCAAATGCTGTGCCACAACAAATCTTTTTTTCTCTGATTTTTTTCTCTTGCAATTGCCGATAATATTTGTAGGATGATGGAAACGAAAGAAAAGGATAGAAAAATGACGAATACGATTGTGCTGAATACGGTTGGTGAACTGGTAAACTTCCTGAACGAAACGTCCCTCACTACGCTCGTCGATAGGGTTGCTTTCGGTATGGATTTGCTCGACACTGTTCGTGCGAATGACAACGAAATTGCAATCGACAACGATCTCGGATTCTGTGACGATGGTGGATTTATTAGAATCGACGATATGGGCTATGTTGTCGAGGATTTTGGAATCTGCTAATTTCTTTTCTTGCAATTGCCGATAAGTAATGTAGGATCATGGAAAAGGAAGAAAAGGATAGAAAAATGAAAAGGCCAATGGTTGCAAAGCGTAATTACAAGCATCGTCAAGTTCGGACGAATAAGTGGTCAGTGTGGTACAACGGTGAATATCGTGGTACGGTGTGGTCGAATGGTCGTGATCCGTTGGATTTTCTGCCCGTTGAAAAGTTTCCCGAAAGGGAAAAGATTAGCCTTGTCCCGATTGTGATCGAAGAATGATTTTCTAATTTCTTTTCTTGCAAAAGACGATAAGTAATGTAGGATGATGGAAAAGGAAGGAAAGAAAATGAATCGCAAGCAGTTAGAAAAGATACTGAATAGTCTACAATATGACTTGAAGGATACGGGTCATTTCGATGGTCGATGGATGGTACGGTCAAGGGTATTAGAATACCATTGGAGTTTCGACACCCTTGACGGTGTGCGTCGATTTGCGATTGACGAAAAGGCTATGTATCGGTATGCTAAGGCGAATGGTGCGAGTCTCAGGAAGTAAAGGGTATATCATGAGCGTTTCGGAAATGATAGTCCGGTTAGAATCATATAACTTGAATGTTCAAAAGGTTCCAAATAATCCCGATACGTTACATGTTGACGGATATTTTCACCCACAAAGTAAGGGGTTGCCCGATTGGATTTGGGACTGCCCCGATTGGGCGGTATCATCGTGTGGCATCAGTAGGGTATTCATGTATAAGGTGGGATGACCCACCATTAGAGGGGTGATCATACCCTCCCCCATAAGGGGGGCAATATCGTGAAACTACGATGCTCGACGTAAACCCTTGTGAGATAAGTACTTAGAGCGAAAAAGCGGCCGCAATTTTGACGTAAGTACTTGTGTGGCAATAACTTACGACGAGTATCGACTCAAAACGTGTGCCATGAGCAAATATTGTGCCAAAAGATAATTTTCGTTTCCTAATTTCTTTTTGTTGACTTGTCGATATCTAATGTAGGATAGAAGAAAGAAAGGGAGAAAAAGACAATGGTAAACGTCTACTTTTCGTCAGAATGCTGTGGTGCTGATATGACCTTCGCCCAAACCGACTACGGTATCTGCCCCGATTGTGGGGAACACTGCGAGGTTGTCGGTGAGGAAGTGGTCGAGGATAACGGGGAATACTGATCCTAATTTTTTTTCTTGACAACTCAAGTCTCGAATGTAGGATGTCGATATAAAGGAAAAGGAAAAGAAAATGAAAATTGGTGACTTTGTTTTCGCCGAATATGATAACGGCGAGATGGTGAACGGTGAAGTGGTCACGGTTAGGACGTTTGGGGATCGTATGCTCTTGACGGTCAAGGCCGAACAGGGTTATCGTTCCATCTATCTTGACAAGTGCATCACGTTTGATATG